ATGGAAGCCTTCGAGCATTATTTGTATGAGCGATGGGAACTCGGCAACCGTTAGAGCGCGAACGCGGAGCCGTGGAAACACGGCCGAGCGCCCGCGCTTTTGCGGTCACTTGGTAATCATTGGAGGGCGGAGAACATGAGCGTATTTTTAATCGGTGGTAACGGCCTGAAACCGATCGGCCGCGAGACGATCGCGATTTACCCAGGAGAAGTTTGCTATATCGGGCACAGCAGCAGCCCCGACCCGGTTTTCGTCGATTCGATTAACGACGAGAACCGAGCAGGCCGAAAGAGCGCCGAAAAGTGGGTCACGTTTTACCGCTACCCGTACAGCTTTAAGAAGATGTCGCGCGAACGTTTGGACATCTTCCGCAATCTCGCGGAGCGCGGCACGCAAACGAAACTCAAGGAGCGCCGCCGCTATTTGGAAATGCTCGAAAAGCAGGGGCACGCCGCGCCGGACTGGCTAGCGCCGGAACTTGACCACCTGGAAAAAATCCTCTCCGGCACGATCGGCCGAGTCGTCGAGCGCGAGCGAATCCGAATGATGCGCGTCGAATTTGCTTACCGGGGCGAGGGCGACGGCTGGTCAATCTTTGAGCGGTCGCACGCGCACAGCATCAGCGGAGCGCGTGAAGATGGAAACCGAACGATTTACGATTCCTACGATTTTAACGGCGAGGAAGCGGCGCAGTTGTTTATTGAAATGGCCGCAGGCCGTTATCCCGGTTTCGAGTTTGTCAGCAGCGAACCGCGAGAAGACTAGCTCCATCGACGCGCCGCCGCGAGTCGGCGCGTTAGTGGCGTTAGTCAATCCGAATCAAAGGAGCCGAGCCAATGACCATAGCCGAGACAATCCGCAGTTTTCGCGATGATCCGCGCCCCGATCCGCAGCGAGTGCGCAAGTTTCTTGACTCGCTGCGAACTGGTCAAATACGATTACGCGGCGTCCCCGTGCTGTTTGACTACGGCGACATGCGCGAGCTATTCGCGCGGCAAGGTGTGACCGCAGACCGATTCGATGAACTTTGCCAGTTGGCCGACTATGCTGATTCTATTTAACCACCTAAACCGAAAGGGAGCAAGAAAATGAACGAAAAGAAATTTGCGGCGGCGATCGAGGCGGCCCTGGGTATATACGGCTGCTCGCACAACAACCCTTGCGGCGGAACCGGGTACAAGGACGGCTGCAAGTCGAAGCCGTATCGCGTGCTGTACGGGGACGGGGCGGCTTGCGAATACTTTGCCTCCGCCAAGGACGCGATCAAATCCGCCGAATCGTACCGCGACGAGATGGACCGCCAGACCCGGTGAGCGGATAAAAACCCGCGAAAGCGCAACCGGGCTTCGCAACCCGGCGCGGGACTCTGGGCGCATCGCCCGCACTCGCCGACTGAGTGAGTCGGAGCGGCTCCGCAAGGGGCGAAGGAAATCAGATGAGCAAGTACCAGCTTTTCGACACGTTTAACCAGATCGTCATCAGCCGGCACAACACGCTGGAGGCGATGGTCAAGGCCGACAAAAGGCACGCCCGCATGATCCGCCGTGCGAACGGCCAATCGTCGTACATCCCGACGAGCTACCGCAACGCCGACGGCACGCCGATAAGCGACGCCGACGCCCAGTTTTGCAGCCAATACTACAGCAACTGCTAGCGACCACGCCCGACCAGTTGCCCCGCAAGGGGCGCGAAAGCGAAAGGCTGGCGACGCCGACGAGGCCTCACTGGCGTTTGCCGATCGCGTCGCTTAATAACGAGCAAACCACCTAAACCGAAAGCGAGCGAGAAAATGAAAACCTACGTATCGTTCCGGCAAGCAATCGAAGACATGCCCAAGTGCCTAGTCGGCTCGTCGTGCGACGACGACACGGCAATTGCATCGCAGGCGGCGCGAGACGCCGAAAACCCGCTGCACATTCTCCGCGACCTCGTTCGCGTCGAACTCGATCTAATTGAAGAAGGCGAGGCAGAATACAATATGCCGCAACGGCGGATGATTCGCAGCTATTACGACAGACTCGAAGCCTCGTGTTAGGCACAGCAACAGCCACAGAAGGGAGCTAGAAAATGGAAACGATTTACATCTGTGCGAACGTTGAGACGCTGGTAGATGGTTACGGTCTGCCGAGTGAAACCGAAAGCGAAGTTGCGGCAGACATGCAGCAAGCGGCGGTCAAGGTCGCCGAGGCATCGAGCCTTAGCGTTGATCTGCGATACTGGCCCCTGTTCCGCGATTGGCACGGCGGGAAGTTTGACCAGTTCTATGCACGATCTGGCCTAGTCGCCGTTCCGAAGGATGCGCCGCAGGAAGTGAAGGGGTTGGCGCGGCAGATGTCTGACGCAATGGAAAATGAAGCGGTCACGGCTAGCAAATACTTCGAGGTTCATGCCGATGAATTTGGAGACTGACCGCAAGGCGTGCCGTCGCGAGACGGCCGCCGTTCCCGTCCCGTCGTTCGACGGGGCGGAACCGGCGAAAACAGTAACACCGAAAGGGAGCGAAAGAATGAAAATCACCGTCACGGTCACGAACAACAATCCCGACACGATCTACAACAAATTGGCCGCAAAGCTCGGCCGAGCGCCGACTAATGCGGAATGCAAAGAGGAAATCTTTCGCATCCTCAGCGATAAGAAATAGCACGGGAGCCATACGAAAATGGTCGCAACGATTCAGCATCTAAACCACGCGGAGCGCATCAGGCGCATTCGCGAACGATACGAACAGCGAGTAACCGCTAGCTATCGAGCGGTCGACTTGGTTTTCGGCGTCATTCCGATTGCCGGAACCGCCGAAGCAGAAGTTCCGCGAATGTTCGTCGACATCATTCCAAGCGAAATGCTGCGATTCGCAAGCGAAGGAGCAACGGCTACCGGATGCATCGTCGTCGCGAAGACGGATGACCACCGGAGAACGGCGCGTCTGTATTACGCGACGCGAAGTCGATCGATCTGCTACGAGTCGGAAGTGACGCATCGGAACGGGATCGAAACGCTTGGGAAGTGGAAGCGAATCCCGTCGATGGCCTGGATGAAAAACCTTTTCAAATCGGAGAAAGAAAAATGTCCGCCCCCGCCGTCGCCGGAAGATTCAAAGCGTATTTGAGAACCAACAACATCGACAAAGCGCGGTCAAACGCGATCCGGTTAAATGCCGTCGTCGCATTCTGTCCGCTCGACGGATTGTATTACGTCGTCGATCTTGGCGACTACGGCCAAGGGCCGTTCATCGATACTAGCCTGCCGCTACCCGTACCGAACGGCGTGAAGCAATGATAGGCTACTACGCAACGGCATTCGGCTTTGGTTTAATCGCGGGCCTCGTGGTTCGCGTCGGCAATCAGGCAGAACAGCAGCAACTCATCGAGCTACTACGGAAGGAATTGAGAAATGGCAAAGCGCGGACCAAAACCATACCCAAAAAAACCGCCGATCGTAATGGAGTCTATGCAACGTTGTCGCCGTTGCGATCAGGAAATCGCCGTTTCTTTTAAGGTGCCGCAAGAATTGCAACACCGAACGGCAATCAGCCTGATGGGCGAACACATGCGCGAACGCGGTTGGCTGTTTCGACCGCGCAACCTTCTACCATGCTGCCCGGCTTGCGTGAAACGGAAATTTCACCGCAAACCGTCGCGGGTGAACACCGATGAAGCGATGTTCCTTCGCACGTCGGACCCGAAAACGTGGACGCTAGAAAAGCTCGGCGAGAAATACGGCGTCACGCGGCAGATGGTCGAGAAACAATTAAAGAAGGCCGAACGCATGCGCCACAAGATCGCCGGGGGCTTTCTCGGCGACGCATAACGTCGGATCGTTATAGTGCCTCTTGGTCGTCGCCGCCGATTCGTGATCGAGCGCCGCCGTCGAGTCGCCGCCGAGCATCTTGACGTAGCTGGCGAACGTTCGCCGGAGAGCTTGTGATTTCATTCGCCTTCCGGTCGGCAAGTCTGCCCAATGCAGCAGCTTGTCGTAATGCAGATAGAACGTCCCCTTGCAAAACGCCCTGTCGAAGATCAGGGGATTGCCAGACTGCCGGAGAGCTTCGATTTCTTCGACGACTTTCGACGGCAATCGATATTGCATCGCCTTCTTTCGTCCCTTGCGTGCATCGGCTGGAACTCTTAGCCAGCCGTCCGAGCCGAGCCATTCCCACCGCAGCGACAACATCGCTTCCGTTCGCTCGCCGGTCACGACGGACAGCAGCAAGTAGGCTCGCCACCAGATTCTAGCCGGAGCGCCTTTAATCGTTCCGCGCATTCGCTGACAAGCGTCGAGCAACCTGTTGAATTGCTCGATGCGAAGTGCAGTCGGCGTCGGCCAAACGACCGGGACTCTTGGGATGTCCAAGAATTCGGGAATATGCCGCTTCTTCGCGGCGTACTCGGCGATGACTAAGAGATTCGTTCGCTCTTTGGCTGCCGTGTGGCCGTTTACGACGGTCGTTCGGTACGAAACGAATGCGCACACCGTTTCGTCGTTCAGGTCGTCGAGCGTCGCCGGTCGCTCAAGGAATCGCGAGAAGTGGCGAATCGAAATGTCGTACAGATTCTTGGTACGAGGGGAACAGCCGATCTTACGCGGCCAAACGTAACGATCAAAATAGATTTGCAGATCAGAAGGAATTTGTTGAGCGGACATGGCATTACCTCCAAATGTAACTAGCTCGTGTTAGGCATTTTTCAATCCTATTTTTCTTTCGGTCAGCGGGAGAATCCGATCAATCGCTGCGATGCGAACCTGAATCAAGTACCACCTCCGGTACTTGAATCGACGTAGGTCGATGGTTCGCTGTTTCGATTTTTTGGTCGGTTTTATAGCTCCGAGGGTTTAGTTATGAGCGCCAAGGCTAAGGGGGTAATCCAAACGGTTTGCGACAATCTTCGCGGTCGGCGTCTTCAGCGCGACATCACGCAGAAAGAACTTGCCGAAACGCTGAAAATGAAGCAGCCAGTACTGTCGAAGATCGAGCGAGGCATTGCGCCAAGCCAAAGAAGTCAATTCAGGCTTTCGTTGACGAAGCTGGTCGAATTCGCGAAAGCTCTTGAAGTCGACATTCAAACGCTGTTCGTTCCGAATGCTTACGTTGCGCCTGCCGAACGAAAGACCGCCAACGGCGAATCGTTCGATGCCAAGGCGAGACGACGCAAGCGATAGCATTCATCATCGCACCAATCGTTTGCGAATCAATGCGACAAATAGTACAGTTTGGAAATGACAATGCTGACAGATAAGCAGTTGCGCACGAATATCGCCGAGAATCTTCGGCGAGCTTTGAGTCGTCACAAGATGAAGCAGTCGGATTTATGCCGACTCGCCGGAGTGCCGCAAACATCGTTTTCTACGATCATTCGCGGCAAGGTAGTTCCCGGCTTGTCGATTGCTTTGCGATTGTCTGAAGCCCTTGAAACGTCACTAGATAAGATCGTTTCAACGCCGACCGAAAAAAAATCGCAAGACTCAGATTGACGAGTCTACGATATTTGGTATTCTGTCGTCCGTGCTGAACGGAGTCGTTGACGGAGTGCCCGCGATGGATCGCTTTAATTTCGGTTTCTGATGCGGCCCGATACGTTATCGCCCCTGACGTGTCGGGCCGTTTTTTTTATTCTTTAAGATGGGGAGTTGAATGTCGACGTCGGTATAGATCGGGTGCTAAGGACGTTGCGGGAGCGGAAGCCCGCACGAGTGAGTCGCACGAAGCGGCATGAACAGGAGACGGACCCGCAAAGGAAAACAGGATTCCTGAGCGGGAAAGGAACAACGCAATGCTCGTACTGTCAAGGAAGGTAGATGAGTCGCTGATGATCGGGAAGGATATCGAAATCTGCGTCGTCGATATTCGCGGCGACAAGGTGCGGATCGGTATCGATGCACCGAAAGAAATCGCCGTTCATCGCAAGGAAGTCTATTCCGCGATCATGGCGAACGACGATCCGGAATTCCAAAAGATCGACCGCGATCCGAATCGTGGTCGACTGCGATCAAAGCTGATTGACGTAGTTGCAAAGATCAACGCAAAGCTGTCGATCCATCGCAAAGAGGCCGAGCTTGGAATGCCCGGCGACATGGATCAGCTTCGCCATTCCATTCGCGCGAACGTCTACGAAGAACTATCGACGTTACTCAGCGCGATCATTTCAGCTTAGGAGTATAGCCGTGGAGCTATTAACACATTCTCGAATTGCGAGCTTCAAAAGATGCAGACGACATCACTGGTTCTCTTACGAGAACGGCATCCGGCAAATAACCGACGGCAAGGCGCTGCGAATGGGCAGCGCATATCACGCCGGAATTGAGGCGTTGAACAACGGGCTTGGATTGGAAGGTGCGGTTGGGGCAGTTCGTGATGCGTACTTCGCTATGCCGGAGAACTTTGACTTGTGGTCGTGGTCGATCGAATGCGAAACGGTCGTTCGATTGATTTGCGGCTACGAATGGCGATGGCGAGATTGTGGCTGGAAGAACGTCGCCGCTGAACAGTCTTTCGATTTGCCACTTACCAATCCGGAGACGAACAAGGCTTCGCGAACGTTTCGGCGTGGCGGCAAGATCGACGGAATCATTGACGTCAACGGGAGGCTTTGCGTTCAGGAATGCAAACTTCTCGGCGACGACATCGGGCCTGAATCGGATTTGTGGAAACGATTGCGAATCGATCCGCAGATTTCCAACTACGTCATTGCAGCCCGAGAACTCGGATACACCGTCGAATCGGTCATGTACGACGTGACGCGAAAGCCGACGATTCAGCCGACCAACATTCCGTTGCTCGATGAAGACGGAATTAAGATCGTTCTTGATGCCGACGGCAATCGTGTGAAAACGAAGGACGGAAAGAAGTGGCGGCAAACCGCCGACGCCGAACTTGGCTACGTTTTGAAAACGCGACTGATGACCGTTGAGGAATGGGGTAACAAGCTAACCGAAGATATTGTTTCTCGTCCCGACTACTACTATCAACGAAACGAAATTGCACGGCTCGACAAGGACTTGGCGGAATTCAAGTCGGAAACGTGGGACGTCGCGAAGACCATCGCCGAAGCGCAGAACAGCGGTCGATGGTATCGAACCGTGTCGAAAGACACTTGCAATTACTGCGAATTCTTTTCGCTTTGTTCGTCGAACTTTCAGCCCGGCGTCGATCACCTGCCGGAGCAATTCGTCACTTTGTCCGATATTCATCCGGAACTAAGGAGCAACCCAAATGTCATCGCCAGCCAGCCGACCTGCACCACCCCCGCCACCGCAGCAGCGTCCGCCGACATCCGTACCGCCGACCTCGATGCCGCCGACCTCGATGCCGCCGTCGCAGAACTCGAACACGAAAGCGTCCCGTACTTTTAAGATCAGCACGGGCGTTCGTGTCGAGCCGCAAAAGATCGTCGTCTACGGTCCCGGTGGAATTGGGAAGTCAAGCGCTTGCGCGAACCTGAAGTCGATCGGCATCAATCCGGTGTTTGTCGACATCGGCGACGGCTCAGGTCACTTGGACGTCGCCCGCATTGGCGGCAAAGACGAACCGATTGCGACGTGGGAGGATTTGCGATCCGTGCTGCAAACGAAGTCGCTATTTGACGGCTTCCAGGCTGTTGTTTTGGACGACCTTACGACGGCCGAAGGGTTCGCGGCGAATTGGGTAATTCGGAACGTGAAGCATTCGCAGAATTCGTCGAAGGTGATTCACGGCATCGAAGATTACGGATGGGGCAAGGGCCAAAATCACGTCTTCGACTGCTTCATCAACATCCTTGGCGACCTCGATGCGCTGGTTCGTCACGGCCTGCATGTTGTTTGCATTGCACACGATTGCACGGAGCGAGTGCCGAATCCGGCAGGCGAAGATTTCATTCGTTACGCGCCGCGATTGCAGTCGCCGAAGTCGACGGAGAATTCCATTCGGCTTCGCGTTAAGGAGTGGTGCGACCACTTGCTTTTCGTCGGCTACGACTTGTTCAGCGAAGACGGAAAGGCGACCGGATCGGGAACGCGAACGATCTATTCGCAGGAAATGCCGACGCACATGGCGAAATCGCGCATCGGATTTTCGCCGATGCCGTATCAGAAAGACAGTTATGAGTTTTGGGAAATTCTTTTGAAGGGGAAACAGTAATGGCAATCCCGTTTGATCGCGAAGGATCGTTTCGCGGAGTGATTACCGAGTATGCGTTGCAAGACACGCAGAACTCGAAATCGATCGGCGTCGCGTGCAAATTCCAGGTCCACGAATTCTTCAATCACGAATTGGAGCAATGGGAAGACTGGCGGTCGTTCGACATGGAAGGCTACGGAACGACGTGGATTATTAAGAAGGACGGCACGTTGAATTCGTCGGCGATCGAGTCGCTGATTAAGTCGACCGGATGGGACGGCGACGTTCTGTCGATCATCGAACAGCGATTCCAGCCGACGCCGTGCCAGTGGTCGACCAAGGCCGAGCAGTACGAAGGGAACACGACGTTCCGACCGAACTTCTTGGCTCCGTATGACGCCGTGCCGGGTGGTCCCGGCTTGCGAAAGATCGACGACCAAAAGGGACGGTCATTGGCGTCTCAGTACGGCGCTCAGTTGCGAGCGATTGCCGGTAATGCGAAAGCCAAGGCTGCACCTGCCGGTCGTCCGTCGGCACCGCCGCCCGTTCAGAATCCGCCGCAAGGCGCTGTCGCCGCGCCGCCTGCCCAGGTGGAAGCGAATGCCAATCGAACCGGCGACATCCCGTTCTAGTTTTTTTCAATCGAGAAGGAGATTTGCAATGGCACTACTGAAATTCAAAGTCGAAACGATGGCCGACATCGACGGCGGTCGACTGAAGGCTGCGATTGAAAAGCAGTTGAAGCGATGCGTCGATGACTGTAAGGACCGCGCGTCGCTCGACAAGCCCCGAAAGGTGATGATTGAGTTGTGTCTGACGCCGGTTGCCGACGACACGACCGGCGAGGCGGAACAAGTTTGGTTGGATTACCAAGTCAAGACGGCGATCCCGTCGCTGCATCGCGAGGGATTGTCGCTCGGACTTCAGAAGAACGGCGACTTGCTTTTCAACGAGCATTCGCCCGGCAACGTGGATCAGCGGACGGTTTTCGACGACGAAAACGACGGCTAGGACGCCGGAAAATTACCAAGGAGATAGATCGTGATTAGCGAAAAAGCGATTGAAGTGATTCAGCACACGGCAGTAAAGGCGGCTGCGCCGGTAGTGCTGCGAATTCCAGGCGACGATCGCAAGGCGTTCGTCGTCAGCGGCGGCGAAAAGGAAGTCGTTTACCTGCCGCCCGAGAAGATCGACGCGAAATTTTGCAAGCTCGACGACTTGCTGAATTTTTCGATGACGTGGAAGCAGTCGCAGATTTGGTATCGGGACGACGAAATCGTGGCCGTGCTGGACTCCGGCGATCGACGCGACATTGCCAAGATGTACATCATTTCGACGGGATTGTTTGGATTCTTGGCAAGCCTCGTCCTCGACGGCGGCCGGAAGTTGGATCAAAAGACGATGATTCACATCGTCAAGAACAAGCTGCGATTCGGCATGGACGAAGCCGAGTACCGCAATCTGTTGACGGCATTGCGATCCGTGTCGTTCGTCAAGCTGGAATCGAACAGCGGCGAACAGGATCGAGCGCGTGCCGCATTGGGCAAGAGCATCGAACAGACTTGCTCAGGCATCGATAAGTTGCCGGAAGAAGTTCGGCTTGAAGTCGATTTGTTTGTCAACTTGAAGCTGTCGACGTGCCCGATCGTCGTGTCGATCGATGTCGATTTTGACTCGCAGTCGTTTCGATTGGGAATCGTCGGCGACGGAATCGCAAACGCAACTGCGGCTGCGATGGACGAGTTAGGGTCGATCATTCGCAACGTCGCCAAGGATCACGGAGTCTACTACGGAAGTCCGTAGTTGGTAGCTGCGAGCATGGCGCACGGGGCGGAACGGATTGCCGCTTCGCATCGGTTCGATTCCGATTCGCAGACTGAAGAAGAAAGGTCAGATTGTTGTAACGTCAAAACGAAGCCGTCGGCTTGGATTGCAGAGGCGTGATAACAAAGCCGTGAAACCTGATTACTGACATTGAAGAACGAAGACGCGAATTGAGATTAGTGAAATCGAGAAACGAAGTCGAAATGATCGATCGCTGGAACGGGAAAACGAAGTGGTGTGTGTTGATTGCTGAGTGGGACTAACGAAGTCGGATCGGACGGTTTTTACGAGCCCTCAGAACGAAGCCGAGAACCATGATTGTTGGGGTAGGTAAACGAAGCTGAAAAGATAGATTGCCGTGGAACGCAAGCGAAGTTGGATGAATTGATTACTGGATCGGCTGTAACGAAACTGAAAAGGAAAAGTGTGATGGCAAAGAAAGTTGCTGGCGGAATGGAAGACGACAACGACGGCTTGGACATGGGCGAATCGCTGTTTCGCCTTGGTCGCGACTTGAAACGAGCGTCGCACGGCATGACTCGCCGCGATGCAAGGTTTCTGGTCGATTTTTATTACATGATTCAGGACGAACGAATTCGAGCCGCGTCCCAGGTGCGAACGTCTAAAGAGGACGCCGAGCCGCACGCTTTGCTTGCTTGGGTATTCGAGTCGATGGAGCGATTCGAGAATGGAATTCGGGCGGCGCTTGGCGAATACGCCAAGACCTACTCCGTCGGCAAGTGGCTTCAGTCAATCTGCGGCATAGGCCCGGTGCTATCGGCTGCGATCCTCACGAACTTTGACATTCGCAAGGCGCAGACGGCAGCGCATTTCTACCGCTACGCGGGCATGGACCCGACGTGCAAATGGCCGTCGGCAGTCGATGCAGGAAAGGCGGTTGATGAGGCGGTTGAGAAAGTTAAGGCGACGACCTACGACGCAATCGCCGTGCTGAATCAGTTCTACCAAGGGCAGTTCACGACGAACGTTGATGACATCCAAGCGGCGAATGCCTTACTTGCCAAGCACGGCGCGGCCGTTGTGCGTGCCGTTATCCCGACGTGGGTTCGCTATCGCAACGGCAAGGGGATGAAGGGGTCGCTGGCCGTTTCGGCGCAGCATTTCGACGACGCCGTTGCATTCTTTAATTCGCTTTGCGAGGAACGCGGGTTGTCGTCGCCGGAAGCATCCGAGAACATCCCGTTCGATGCAATTCGTTCGGTCTGCGATTTGTTCGGCCGCAACGTGTTCAATTTGTTGAAGCTGGCTGAAAGCAGCAGCCCGAATCGTTCGCAGCTTGCCAAGGCGCTGTCGCGTCGCCCGTACAACGCTCGGCTGAAGTCGATTTGTTGCTACAAGGTCGGCGAATCGTTTGTCAAAACGAGCGGAAACGACAAGTCGTTCTACGGCAAGCTCTACAAGATGAAGAAGCAAGAACTCGCCGCACAAAACGAACGAGGTGAGTTTGCTTCGGTCGCGGCTGGCGAGATTGCGTCGAAGCCGAAGATGAAAGGAACGCAACGGTATGGTCACTGGGAGAACGGCAAGATCGCTCCGGCGCACGTTCACGACCGAGCGCGTCGATGGACGGTAAGCCTTTTCATTTCGCACGTTCATCACGTCATGCACGTAGACTACTACGGCGCGAATCCTCCGGTTCCGTTCGTGTTTACCAAGCCGGAGCTTGGCGACCATCGGCATTTCATTGATCCGCCGACGTATGAAGGGTTTGAAGGCCGATCGCTGAAGGAAATGTTCCAAGGCGATCCGATGGACTACAAGCCCATGCTGAAGAAATTGCGAAGCGATGAAGGAAGCAGAGAACACGAATAAAAAGGACGGCCCGAGCGAAGTGGAATGCGGTGATTGATGTCTGCTTAAAACGAAGAAGAACGACCAGATTGCCGAGAGGGTGAAACGAAGTAGATCATTCGGAAAGATGCGTCCGCCTAACGAAGCTGCGTGTAATGACTGCTGATAGCGAAGAACGAAAATGTTCGCTTTGAATGATTGAATTAACAGAATGAAGTCGGGTTGTAAGATCGAAGGGACCGGCAAACGAAGCCACGCAAAAGAACGATTGGGATTCACGAACGAAGTTGAGGTTAGTGATTGAAGTGTGTTGGGAACGAAAATGAAATCGCAAATGATGTTCATCGGAATTGACCCAGGCTGTAACGGATGCTGCGCCGTGCTGAACGAACGCGGGGAAGTCGTCACGACGATCCGGTTCAAGGATGCGACACCTCACGACATCTGGCACCAGTTCAATCAGACGTTAGTCCTTACGGACGTACCGGCGAAAGCCGTGATTGAATTTGTGCGATCAACTCCGCAGATGGGAGTCGTGTCGGCGTTCACGTTTGGCGCGGCATACTCGCAAGCAAGAGCCTTTCTTGTAGCGGGGGCCGTGCCGTTTGAAGAAGTCACGCCGAACAAATGGCAAACCTTCATGGGATGCAAAAGCGGCGGCGATAAAAATGTTACGAAGGCCAAAGCACAGGAGCTATTTCCAGGCAGCAAGATTACGCACGGAAACGCCGACGCCCTGTTGATCGCAGAGTACGCACGTCGAACAAGCAAATTTGAATTCGGGGGCTAGATATGGAAATGACGCAAAAGAAGTTAAGCATTCGATGGCTGATCCGTCGCGATCTGGATCGAGTAATTCAGATTGAAAACGAAGTGTTCGATTCGCCGTGGCAAGAAAAGGATTTCTTGAGCGCGCTGAAGAAAAGGAATTGCATCGGTAAGGTTATTCTGGACGGCGAAATCGTTGTCGGATACGTCATCTACGATCTGGAAAAGAAAGGCATGTCGATCCTGAACATCGCCGTCGATCCGGTTCGATTGCGAACGGGAGTTGCGACCCAAATGATCGAACAGCTTATCAACCGGCTGTCGATTACCGGCCGCACCAGAATATCGGTCGTCGTTCGGGAAACGAATCTTGTTGCGCAACTGTTTTTCAAGTCGCTCGGATTTTTAGCCAAGAAGGTTCTCAAGGAACCGTTCGACGAAAACAGCGAGGACGGTTATCTGATGCAGTTCGACGCGAAGACTCCGTAGGCTATCAACGATGGGGCGAATCGATGAAGACTCACTTAACGATTGCTCTCGACGCATCGCGTCGACCAAAGGTGCTGGCGTTAGCCAGCGAATTGAAAACCGATCCCGCCCGCGCGTTCGGTTTGTGCGTGATCGCTTTGTCGTGGATTGTTCAGCACGGCGAAGATGCCGCGTCCGACTCGACGATCGACATGATGACATGCGAAGGGTTTTCGTCCGCACTTAAATCAGTCGGCCTGATTGCCAGCGACGACTACAGCGAGCTATCGAATTGCCTTGAGCGATCGGAAAGTAAGAAGATCGTTCGCAGGCCGAGCGGAATTCCGCCGATACCGGACGAATTGAACACGCCTGAATTTGCCGAAATGTGGTCCGAATGGTTGGCATATCGACGCGAGAAGAAGGCGGCTGTAACGAATCGGTCGGCCGTGATGGTGTTCAACGAAGCCGTAAAGCATGGGCCTGAAGCGGCAGTTGAAGCCTTGAAGCGATCCATATTCAACGGATGGACCGGAGTGTTCTTTGACCAGGCAAAAGCAAAGCATTCCGAAGTCAAGTCGCGAGTAGCTACAGCGGAAGATTTGAAACGGTGGAATCCCGTCGATGGAGGACTGGGAGCCACGGCATGACAAACATCGATGCCGTGCCGTTGTCGTTGCGTCAGCTTCGACAATGGTGCCTATGGAAATCAATCGGGCGAAACGGACACGCGACTAAAGTTCCGTATCAAACGAATGGAATGCCAGCTTCAAGCACGAACGAATCGACATGGAATACGTTCGATGCGGTAACTAAAGCCGAGCATTCAGCAAGCGGAATCGGATTCGTATTTGCATCGGGAGGCAATCTTGTGGGAATCGATCTAGACGGATGCCGAAACGTTAGCACGGGAGCCATCGAGCCGTGGGCAAGGGAGTGGATTATTCGATTCAATTCCTACTCGGAAGTGTCGCCGTCACAAACTGGCGTCAAGATATTTGTGCAGGGAACCAAGCCGACATGGTGCGGAGCCAAGGCTTCAGTCTCGTCAGCACCAATCAGCGGCAAGTCGCCAGCCGTCGAAATGTATGACCGAGGCCGATACTTTGCCGTTACCGGAATGCGGCTATCCGGATTGCCGACGGAGCCGGAACCCAGGCAAGAAGTCATCGAAGAATTCGCTGCTGCGTTTTGGAAGAAACAGGAAGTTATTGCACCGGCGACGCGAGATTTTGGAAGCGATGCAGCGATTGCCGACCGTGCCAGGAAGTACGTCAAGCGAATCACGGCAGTAAGCGGGCAGGACGGTCACGGCAGGACGTTTGCGACGGCGTGCGCCTTAGTCAAGGGATTCGGGCTTGAGCGAGACATCGCGTTGCAACTGCTTCGCGAATGGAACGAAACGAACGCCCTGCCGAAATGGTCTGAAAAGGAACTCGAACACAAGATCGACGGCGCGTGCAAAGCCGAAGGCGAAATCAATTACTTGCGACTTGCCAGCCCGAGCAAATGGGACGCAATTGTTCTGCCGAACTATTCGGAGAACAAGAAAAGCGACGTCATCGTTACGCGACTCGATCAGGCTGCAATCGATTACTTGGAGCAACTGAAAAACGGCGGCGAGCGATTACTTCGACTTGGATTTCCAGACGTGGACGACGCAATCGGCGGCGGCTGCGAGCCCGGCGAACTTGTCGTCATTGGGGCGAGGCCGTCGCACGGAAAATCGATGGTCGCGTTACAGGCAATTCATTCGGTCGGATTGCTTGGTCATCCGTCGGTGATGATATCCGAAGAAATGTCGTCGCGAATGCTTGGCAAGCGAACGATTCAATTTGCCACTAGCGTACCGAAGGTTCGATGGGGGCACGATACAAGCGAAGTTATCAAAGACTTGGCAGAACATTTTCACAACCGAGCGCCGTCTTACGTCGTCGAGAAGTGCGGATCGGCAGATCGGGCGGCTACGCAGATTCGCATCCATGCCGATAAGCACGACTGCAAACTTGCCGTGGTCGACTACGCACAGTTCCTTTCGGCTCCCGGCAAAGATCGATACGAACAGGTGACGAACGTCAGCAAGATAATGAAGCGAGTCGCTTCCGATACCGGCGTAGTCTTGCTTTTGCTATGCCAACTATCGCGAAAGATCGAAGAACGAAAAATCTTTGTACCGATTACTTCGGACCTTCGCGAGTCCGGTCAAATCGAACAAGACGCCGACGTAATCATGTTCGTCGCGTGGCCTTGGAAAATTGACAATTCAAAAGACAAGTCGCTGTATCAATTCTTCATATCAAAGAATCGAAACCGAGAACTAACCAGCGGCTTTGTCGAGTGCGCCATCGACGCGCAACGGCAAATGCTTATAGCGAATGAACGAAGTGACGCAAATGAGAAGTGGGATTTTTCATAGGAGCAACAATGACAACCGAAGAACTAGCGAAGCTGGAACATCACATATACAACGCAATCCGCGACTTGAACCTAATCCAAGCCGAGCCGATTCCAGAAGGTGCGGTGCCGGTGGTGGTTTATGTCGGGGTGGCGAATGTAGGAGACAAAACGCTGGTCAAGTGCGAAGCGATAGACTCATGGCAAGACGATGACAAGTGCCAGCTTAACGCATTTGACGACGACAACACCCATCGCGTCCGGCTCGAAGGCTACGCCCTGCCGGTTGCAGTTCCGACAATGAAGGCGATTTCACGGGAGATTAAGTAATGGATATCAAAACTGTATTGCTGCTACATCCAGGCACGACCGAATCCGACTGGAAACAGCACGACAACGGCGGCGGTTGGGTGCGAGTAACGGCCCGCATCGGGTCGAATGCCATCATCGGGTTTGGTGCCCGCATCGGGTCGGATGCCATCATCGGGTTTGGTGCCCGCATCGGGTTTGGTGCCCGCATCGGGTCGGGTGCCTACATCGAGTCGGATGCCCGCATCGGGTCGGATGCCCGCATCGGGTCGAATGCCCGCATCGGGTCGGATGCCATCATCGAGTCGGGTGCCAACATCGGGTTTGGTGCGGTGTTTATTCGCTCTCCGCTACTGATTGTCG